TGTTGCGTTCGGTGCTATTCTAGGTGTTGCTGCGTGGACTCGAGGTAATGCTCAGATTGAACAAATCCGCCAAACAGGTGAAAGTGATAGATCACCCAATACACCAGTAATGGTGCCAACTTATGTGATGCCATCACAAGTGGCCCAGACGCAGCCTACTCAGATGCCAGTTACGCAAGTTAATCTGAATACTGGTCCAGTTGATCCAGTGTATGATGACTCAACAAATCTAGATAATCCTGATATGGAACCAGATAAGTATTAATATGACAGAGATTCCCCTCTTCATTAGGTTAAAAACCAGTGAGCCTCTTGTAAAAGAAGAGGCTATCGCGTGGTATCATTGTGTTAAGAATAATCTGCCAGACGGAGTTCTCTCCAGCGTGCAGACTACCAATCCCCAAGGTAATCCAGATGTGGTTTTTATGGTCCACAAAGAGACCCGAGGTGGCACCCATTATTATGAAATTCCTTTAACCCGTGATCTAACACAAAAAGAAACGGATGTTATTGAAGAAGCATATCCCAAGGGCGAGATTGAAACTAGTTCTGAAGAAGTGAAATCCGCGCGTCAAGGTCCAGCAGACGCCGTTGTAATGGAAGAAGATGATTACAACAATCTTTGTGAAACGCTGGCAAAGCACCAACACCAACGCTGGTATGATGCTAGAGCAAAATCCGGTTGGTCATTTGGTCTATTGGTAAATGAGAAAAGTAAACAACATCCACTTATGCGCCCCTGGGAACAATTACCAGAGCAATACCGTAAAGTTGATTACGAACTACCGCATCTATTCATGAATATGCTCGCTGAACAAGGATACGTGGTAGTATCCAGAGACGAGTTAAATCGCTGGCTTAACAAGAAGTGATTGAACGATGAAAACTATTGAGATTGTTCAATCACTTCTTAACCCTGAAAGCAATCATCGAATCACATTGGAACAAGCGTGGGATCAAGATTCTGAAGAGTTTTGGATTGGTTTGAGTCTAGGAACGTCGCCTGATTACGATTTCAAAGTCAGCAATGTCCCAGCTCTTCCTGATGATGACGAAGAACCCGGAACTCTAACTTTTGCTGAATTTTATGATTTGGCTTTGAAATTACATCACGGTGATTTAGTTGGCATATCTGCCCAAGATGCCATAGAAAATACTGCCTTGAGTGCTGATGCCAAGGAATGGAACTTATGGTATCGTAGAATTTTGTTGAAAAGTTTGTCCAAACACTTGCCAATGAAAACGATCCAGGAAGAGCTTATCCGCTTGACAACTGAGTAGTCTGTGTTAAAGATCGAGTATAGATCGAAACACAAGGAGCCCAGATGACCAAGATCCAGTTCTTCGATGCGGTCGAAGCAGCCCAGCAGATTCTCAATGGTGAGGTCGAACCGACCCCTGAAATGCTCGTCCACATCCTGTCTGAAGCATCAGACCTCTTCCACAACGGAGTGGAGGAAGAAAGCTTCCTCACCGACGCACAGTATGATGAGCTCGAGAAGATGCTGCGGGTTCTCGATCCCAAGAGCCTTTTCCTCACTACGGTAGGTAGTGATGTGCGCGGCGGTAAGATTGACCTCCCCCATCCCATGGGATCGCTGGATCAGGTATACGAAGGTGAAACCCTCAAGTGGATTGAAGCCAACGGCTGGCTGGACGAGACCTTTGTGATCTCGGATAAACAGGACGGCACTTCCGCACTTAACTACCATGGCAAGGCTGGAGAACTCCGTATTGCCTATTCTCGCGGCAACGGGTTCCAGGGTGCGGACATTACTCGGCATATGAAGCGCATCAAGAGCCTGCCTCGCAGCCTGGATGTGATGAATATCGAGAATTACGACGTCCGCCTGGAAGTTATCATGGAAGATAGCGTCTTCGCAAACATGAAGGCCAAGGCAGAAGCTGAAGGCGGTCGCACCTACAAGAATCCGCGCAACTATGTTGCGGGTCGCATGAACGCCAGTGAATCGCCTGACAGCTTTTACGACAATGTCAAGCTGATCGCGACCAGTATTGTGAAGCCTCTGATGAGCAAGTCGGATCAGTTCCGAGTTCTCGAAGAAGCCGGCTATGAAGTCACTCCATATATCACGAAAAAGGGTCGCGAACTCACTGACGAGTTCCTGATTGCCTATCTCAACGAACGTCGGTCGAAGAGTCCGACAGCAATTGACGGCATTGTTATCGACCTCGACAACCTTGCGATTGTTGAAACGCTGACGCGCAAGTCCAGCAGCATCAACCCGATCAGCAGCAAGAAGTTCAAGGTCGGTAGTGAGGACAACGTCGCAATCGCAACGGTCAAGGCAGTCCACTGGAACCCCAGTAAGGCCGGTTATTTGAAGCCGCGCGTAGAAATCGACCCCGTTGACCTGGTAGGTGTGACGATCACTTACGCCACTGGCTTCAACGCCAAGTTTATTCGGGATAACATCATCGGCCCGGGCGCCAAGATCCAAATCACACGCTCAGGCGATGTAATCCCGTTTATTCAGAAGGTTGTGGAACCCGCCGCAAAGTGGGCCGAACCCAGCGAAAATGAATTCGGGCCGCTGGAATGGACAGATGGACAGGTCGATCTGATGATGACCGACACTACCAACAATCGGGCAGTCCAGCTGGAGGTCATCAATGGCACTTTTGGGGCCACTGGCCTGGATGTTCCTCACTTGCGAGAGGGTAGCATTGAAAAGCTCTACGATGCGGGGCTGACAACGTGCGCTCAGATCATCAAGGCCGATGAAGCCACGCTGAAGGCAGCGGCCGGTGACAGTGCGGGCACTAAAATCTACAACGGACTCAAGCTCAAGCTGGGTAATGTAGAGCTTGGCATCCTCGCAGGTGCCACCTCGCTGCTGGGTCGCGGCATTGGTCGGCGCAAGATGACAAAGGTCATTGAGGCACTGGGCAATGATCCCATTCTCAACGGCACAGTGACGGTTCAGGAAATCGCAAAGCTTGAAGGCTTTGAGGCCAAGACCGCCCAGACTATTGTGGACAATCTGCCCAAGTTCCTGGACTTCCTCAAGGAGATTGACGGCTATTATACGCTGGTTGCTCCCAAGGAAAAGGTAACCGGTGGCGATCTCGACGGCATCACGGTTGTGTTCACGGGCATTCGTGACAAGGACCTGGAAGCCAAGATTGAAGCCCGTTCGGGACGGATCGGTTCCTCGGTCAACAAGGATACGACTTACCTCGTGGCCAAGGATCCTTCGGGTAATTCGAGCAAGCTGGTCAAGGCCCGACAGCTCATCGGTGAGGACAATGTGATTTCGATCACGCAGGCAAAGGAGATGTGGGGATAATGAGTAACGGTGGATTTAATCCCATTGCTGGCATCGGACTGGTGCCAGCATTCCGCGATCCGGGTGAGAAGCGATTCTCGTCTCAGGATTGTCTCCAGGCGCTGATCGAGAAGATTCACACAGAGCCTGAAATTGTCCGCAATCAGTTCAATATCGTGAGCAAGGACCAGTCGGGTGAAATGACTTCCGTTTACTGGCCTGCGCTTCTGGATCCGGTTAACTGGACCCGAGTTTCAACTCATCGACCCACTCACGATGCCGAGGGCAATTCGCTCGGTGGAACCAATCGTGAGGTGCGCGAATATGAAAACGACTTCTGGATGGACAATCGCAAGCATATGGTCGGCACAGTGACTACTGAGTTTGGCGAGATAATCGACATTCAGGTAGTCGCCCGCTGGTAAAATTAGGTGTTGATTTAGGTGATTCATACCGCTAAGTAGCGGTATGAACACATTTCCTCGCATTGGTTTCTGTTGTAAGTTTGAAACTGACGATAAGACCCTCAAAGCTTCTATGAACCAAGCGTCTACGACGCTTACAGCTTTGCGTAAAATGACAAAAGAGCAGGTCTATGACAAGCTCTATGGTCTTGTTGATCACAATATCAAAGCTCTTAATCGTCAGTTGGAATGGCTTTCCAAACAGCCGGAAGCAATGCGTCTGTTTCGCATTACTAGTGACTTTCTGCCTGCCTTTACTGTGCCTGAGTTTGCTTGGGTGTATGGGCATTCCGATGTGAAAAATCTCATTGAAAATGGCTTAAAGAATACCAGTAACTTTGCTTCTATCCATGGGATACGACTTTGTACCCATCCGGGTCAATTCACCACACTTTGTAGTCAAAGGTCTGATGTGGTGGACAACAGCATTATAGATCTGGAATACCATGGCTATCTGGCACAATCAATGGGCTATGGTGCTGATTGGCATACGCAGGGTTTTGCTATCAATATCCATGCCAACAGCAATCTAGATCCAGATCTAGTTCAACTTAAGAGCACAATTCAAAATAGATTATCCCCAACTTTACGCAATCTTCTGACCATTGAGAATGATGAGTTTGGCTGCTCTTTGGACTCAATGATATCTGCTGGTCTACATTCAGTAGTTCCGATCATTCTTGATATCCATCATCACTGGGTTCAATCTAACGGTGAATATATCCAGCCCTCTGATCCACGAATTGACAAGGTAAAAGAGTCATGGAGAGGTATTCGACCTCTTGGTCATTTCAGTACAAGTTCTGAGACTTTGCTAGAAGACGCTTGCTCAGTCACCCGACCTGACTATAAAGTGCTCAGAGAAGAAGATTACAAGCCTAGTAAGCTTAGAGCTCATAGCTATGGTTGCTGGAATCAGGGATCCAATGATTGGGCTATCAGTCATCTGATCTGGACCGATCTAGAGGTTGAGGCAAAAGGAAAACAAATTGCGTCACGTCAATTATACGAACGAGCCAAAAGCATCGGCGCTGTTTTATGACAGTAAGCGGATTCAACGTGGACTGAATTTCCAACAATTTCTTGTAAGTCTCAACATTGTCCTGACTGGATGTCTTGCTATTCCCTTGATACTGGTGGTATCAACAGGTAATGATATCTGGTGGCAGATGTCTAAGCTGGCTCCGCCACTTCAGGTATGGTTGATATTCATGTATGCTAGATATGGCTCAATGACAAACTGGTGGGCCATGATGACTGGATATGATGTCAAGGTCAATCGTGATAAGATATCGGACCAGGAACGACAGGGTGAATCAGCAGAGGCTATTAGACATTCAATAGCCCACTGGGCAGACAATTGTGCCAAAGGCCGTTGGGTCATAGTAAACCCATATCGTTATCGTTTTCTCCGCAAAGGTGATGCCGCATTCTTCAAGTTGGCTTGGGGATAATGGATCCGATTGTTGTACAGCTCAGAAGTGTTACTATCTTTTGGGAAGATATCGGACTACCGCGATTACTAAGTGAGCCCCAAAAGAATATGCTGGCCGTCTGGTGGGATGACGAAGTAGATCCTTGGATGAAGACCGCAATCAATCATGATTGTCATCCTCATGAAACAGGCGTGTGGTTTGCTGACCCACGCGACGCTGCGCTCTTTAAATTGCGCTTTTCAGATCAAGCCCCTGATATCCAATAAATAGGAAAAACCTCAGGAGGTTCCCCATGAACAAATTGATTTTCGAAACTCTTCTCGCCGAGGCTTCGTTCCGCGTCGCAGAGAAGACAATCACCGGCGTTAACATTGACGAGGCCATAAGTGAAGTTTCAGCAGAAATGGAGTTGGATTCTGTTGAAACCTCAGAGTTGACCGCTAGAGTAAAGAAGGCTCCAAAGCCCAAAGCCAAGCCAGTTATTGAAGACGAGTCAGATGATTCAAATGTTGAGGATATCATAGATTCCAGTGACGAACTCAATAACACAATTGAGTTTGATTCCGAGGAAGAACTGGAAACAGCTATGGGTGTCTTGATGTATAAGGGTATACCCTGGGTAAATCGTGGGACAACCAGTGTGACCTTTATGACTCCAGATCAGGTTCGAGAAGCTCATGAAGCCCTGAAACGTCGTTGGGATTTTATCAATCGCGAAACGAGAACTGTGGCATGTATCTGTTTTGACAACATAGAAGACTACAGCAAGGTATTGGATTTTATTGCTTCAAAAAACATGGCAGCTATTCCATCCAATAGTGACAAGGAAATCCTAGATGATGATTTGGATCTTGAGCTAGCTAGAGAAGAAGCCGATCACAAACTAGCGACTAAACTTGCTAAAAAAGAGGGTCTTCCGCTCCCAGAGAAGCTCGCTCATGAGATGAGCTATCGTGCGCTACACAAGGATGCGCAAATGGATATCAAGTCTTTAGATCCGTTCTCTGATTCTTCGGCTCGTTCGGTTCATATAGTCAAGCGTTGGAAATAATGACAAGATAACACCAGGTTGTTCATAGTGAACTCACAAACGTTCATTATGGAGAACAATATGAGCACCACTAACCTGACCACCGAAGATACCAAGAAGCTCAAGCGCGTTATCGACGAAGGTCTCAAGATCACACAGGAAGTTGATGACCTCAAGGCAGGCTTCAAGGATGTAGTCAAGGCAGTTGCTGAAGAACTAAATCTGAAGCCAGCTGCCATCAACAAAGCTATTAAGGCTGCTTACAAGGCATCGCTTGAAGCTGACAAGGAAGCTGTCAATGAGGTAGAAGAAATTCTTGCCGCTGTTGGTCGCGCCTAATATAAGATATGGGGAGGGTTTGTCCCTCCCCATAATCACGAGCAAACCATGAAAATCATAAAAGACGTGATCAATCACTGGAAAAACGATTGGGAAAACAATCGTCGGATGTTCTGGTTTGAATTTTTAGGTACTGCTTTTAGCATTATGGCAACCGCCATAATGAGCTTTGGAGCCGCGATGCCTCCAATGCTGCTCTGCTATACCCTTTGGTTTATTGGCAGTTCAATGATTATGATCGGGGCTTATATGCGCCAAGCATCTTGGATGTTTGTGCTCATGGCCTTTAACACCGTCCTGAATATTGTAGGTCTCTCTATTCTGGTGTTATGATAAAATATATCCATAAAACAAAATAATAAGGAGAATCCATGTCCTACGTTGATGCCCTGCATGACAAAGAAAAGGATGAGATTCTTATCGTAGAGCGCGTTAATGGTCAGAGAATTTTCAAATCTCTGCCCGCCAATTATGTGTTCTATTATGAAGATGCTCGTGGTGGTCGTTTCAAGGATATGTGGGGTCGCCCTGTATCCAAAAGTAGTTTTACCTCTAACAAAGTATTTCAGCGTGAGCTGAAACTTCAAAGCGGTCGTCGCACCTATGAAAGCGATATCAATCCTGTTTTTCGCTGTCTGGAAGAAAATTACCTCGGTGTAGAATCTCCCGTTCTGAATATTGGATTTTTCGATATTGAGGTGGACTTTGATCCACAGCGAGGTTTTGCGAGTCCATGGGATCCATTCAGTGCCATTACGGCTATCTCAGTCCATCGTACCAGTGATGATACACTTTACACGGTATGTTTGAAGCCTAACTTGCCTGTGGTCGACAAGGACCACCTCACTTGGGAAGCTGCTGACGAGATCTGCAGAAGTCTTCCCAACACTTATCTGTGTAACGATGAGGTTGAACTCCTCACTATGTTCCTGGACTTGATTGAGGACTGCGACGTCCTCTCAGGTTGGAACAGCAAAGGTTTCGATATTCCCTATGTGGTGAACCGTATTGAGCGGCTCATGGGTAAGGATTATACCAAGAAACTTTGTTTGTGGAACCAGCGTCCCAAGCGCAAGAAGTATATCCAGTTCAAGAAGGAACAGGAAACTTACGAGCTAATTGGACGTATTCATCTAGACTATCTGGAACTCTACAAAAAGCACAATCCACAGGAACTCCACAGCTATCGACTTGATTATGTGGGTGAAATTGAGGTAGGTGAAAACAAGACACCATATAGCGGAACTCTGGATAACCTCTACAAACGAGACTTTCGTAAGTTCCTGGAATATAACCGCCAGGATACTGCGCTCCTACAGAAGATTGACGCCAAAAAGCGTTTTATCGAACTAGCAAACCAGATTGCCCATACTAATACCGTTCTTCTGCCCACAACCATGGGATCAGTTGCTCTAATTGAGCAAGCAATCATCAACGAAGCACATCAGCGTGGTATGTGTGTTCCTAATCGCAAACGTCCAGACTTTGACGTCAATATGGATGATGACGAGGATGATTGGAATGAGGAAGATGATGGTCCGCGTCCTTTCAGGAATACTGGTGAAAAGCGACCAGTGGTTGGTGCGTATGTTGCTAAGCCGAAAATTGGCATCCATAGGGAAATCGCGTGTTGCGATATCAACTCGCTGTATCCATCTGCCCTGAGAGCCCTCAACATGGGTCCTGAGACCCTGGTGGGCCAGATAAGACTGGACCGCACTAATGCTTTGATTGACTCCAGACTTGCCAAGGGTATTCCCGGACCTGAATGTTGGGAAGGACTATTTGCGACCCTTGAGTATGACATGGTTGCTACTAAGAGCCAGGAATCAATGGTTGTTGACTTTGAAGAAGGTCAAAGCATTGAAGTCACAGGTGAACAACTTTACGAATACATCTTTCTTCAGGGTAATCCATATTGTATCACTGCCAACGGAACAATCTTCCGAACTGACGTAGAAGCAGTTATTCCTGGTCTCTTGGGCAAGTGGTATTCCCAGAGAAAGCAGATGCAGTTCAAAGAAACTGTATTCTCTGAAGCTGCGGCTCAAGCAAAAGGTTTCAAGGTCGACTGGGAAAAGTTTTCCACTGGGGCCATGCCTGGTAGAAATAGCGCAGATCTTGCTAATTTGCCTGATTTCATCAAATCAGGAGACAAAGATGCGATTGATTTTCTAGTTGCTGACAAGGCTATCCGTATTGAAGATGACCGTATCTTCATTGAACCGGATTTTGTAAAAGAAGCCAAAAGCCATGAAGTATTTTGGAACCAGCGACAGCAAGCGCGTAAAATTCTTCTGAACTCTCTTTATGGTGCTTTGCTCAACGAAGGTTGTAGATTTTACGATGCGCGTATTGGTCAGTCAGTTACACTGTCGGGTCGCTCAATTACCAAACACATGAGCAGCAAGACCAATGAAATCATCACAGGGGTTTACGACGTCCGTGGTGATGCGATCCTCTACAACGATACTGACTCGGTTTATTTCACCGCAGTTGATATGTTGGAAGCGGATCCTGAGCTGGCACCAATGCTCCAAAACCGAGACCGAATGGTCGAACTTTATGATGGCATTGGTGAAGCGGTAAATGAAAGCTTTCCTCCATTCATGGATATGGCGTTCAATACTGGTCTTGAGCGAGGGGCTATCATCAAAGCAGGTCGAGAGCTCATTGCGAGTCGTGGCTTGTTTATCACCAAGAAACGTTATGCTCTTTTGATGTATGACAAGGATAACGTCCGCCTAGATGTTAACGGTAAACCAGGTAAGGTCAAAGCAGTTGGTTTGGATCTCAAGCGCGCTGACACTCCAAAGATGATGCAGGAATTCTTGGAAAAGATCATTACAACTTTGTTGGATGGTGGTACCAAGGAAACAATCATCCAGATGATCAAAGATTTCCGAGTGGAATTCAGGGCACTAGACGGCTGGCTCAAGGGAACACCAAAGAAGGTCAATGGTATCACAGGTTATATGAGTCGTATTCAAGAAGGCGATGGCAAGGATATCATGAAGAGTGGGACCAAGGAAAAGGTCATGGTCCCTGGTCATGTTCGCGCAGCAATGAACTGGAATACCTTGCGAGAAATGTATGGTGACAGATTCAGCATGGAGATTACTGACGGACAGAAGGTTATCGTTTGTAAGCTCAAGCCCAATCCTCTGAAGATGGATAGCGTTGCCTATCCCTTTGATGAACCGCATCTACCTCAGTGGTATAAGGAACTGCCTTTTGATAATGAGCTGATGGAAGAAACAATTATTGATAAAAAGGTCTCGAATCTTATAGGTGTGTTGAAGTGGGATTTAAGTGCCACTCGAGAAGACACCACTTTCAATGATCTATTCAGCTTTTGAGGAATAAAATGAACAGAGTTCTCCTGATTAACAAGACCAAGGGCCCAACCCGCGAAGAGCTCAAGACAAGTGAGCGTCGAACGGGAGAACTCCTGTTTGCTCAATTTCCAGAGCTCACCTATGCTGGTTATATGATTGCTGTCAATAACGGTAAGAAAGCAGCCAACTGGATCATCCCAGAATCCAAGGTAGAAGATTTTCACAAGTTTGCCAGTTCAGTGGAATGTGAAGGCTACGAAGTAGCTGTTTTTACCAATGGTAATTCACCAATTGGCAAGGGCCAGTGTGAAATCCGGGTGATTTAACCAATTATTGATATTTCACCAGAATTCATGTAAAACTGGTAACAAGAAACGAAAAGGAGCATATTAATATGCGTGAAACTATTCAGGATATTGTGCGTCATGCTATTGGTGTCAACAATATCGATACTATCAAGATCACAGGCGACGATGACAAGACTATCATTGAAGCCATGGACAATGAGCGCACTGTGATCGTCAAGGGTCAGCTGCTCAAGGCTGAGCCTGAACTCAAGGGCGAATTTGGTATGAGCCACTTGGGTCTTCTTCAAGGTCTAGTCAACTATGCCCTGTTCAAGACCGATGACGCCAAGATTGAAGTCAAGCGTCGTGAGCGCAATGGCAAGATGACCCCTGAGGAAATCTCTTTTAAGTCAGCTGACGGCAAGAGCAGCGGTGCTTATCGTCTGATGGCTTCGGATCTGATCCCTGAACAGGCAAAGTTCCTGGGCACCACTTGGGACGTTGAAATCGATCCCTCGGCAAGCAAGCTCAAGGAACTCCAGGCTCTCGCAGGTCTCTACGGCCAGTTTGAGAACTTCTTCATGGTCAAGACCGTTGAGGTCGAGGGCAAGAACGAACTGCGATTCTACATTGGTGACGAAGGTTCGTCGATGCACCGTGCGTTCTTGACTATTGCGGATGACGTCGAGGGCACTCTCGGCGGTGATCTACATTGGGGTATTGCTCCAGTGCTCGCAATCCTCAAGCTGGGTGCTGATGAGAACCTCAAGCTTCAGTTCTCTTCGCGTGGCGCATTGCAGATTTCAATGGCCAGCAACCAGGCTGAATACAAGTTCATTCTTCCTGCGCGCAAGAAGTAATGATATTGGAGGGGCTTTAAAGCCCCTCCAAGATCGGGATCTAATCCCATCTTGGAACGTAAAGTTTCGCTGGAGCCTGCCATACTTTGTACCTGAGGAGGTGATTACGGATCAACGCACCGAGAGACCGCGAGTCTCGAGAGCAGGCAGAAGGCGGGGAGCGGCGGCTCCCCAAGATCGAGAGTGACAACTCTGTTCTATTACCTTATGGTAAAGTTATGATAGATCCAACTGATGTCACAAAGTTTGACCGAACCGTTGAAGAACTACAAGAGTTCTGGCTCTTTTGTATCTCAGTTGCGGGAAAAACCGCAGTCCAACAGGCAAAGACTCTTGAATCCTTTTTGAGCAAGGGCAGGGAAGAGTTCCCCGGTTTCACGACTCCATTCCAGATTGTCAGTGTTATGGACATGAGTGGTATCCTGCTTGACCGGATCAAAGAATCTCGTTTGGGCCAGTATACCAAGCTGGAACGAGCTTTTCGAGAGAGTGTTGGTAAGAATTTAGCTACCTGCTCTGTTGAGGATCTCGAATCCATCCACGGTGTGGGCGCCAAAACTGCTCGCTATTTTGTTCTCCACACTCGTAAAAATCAGCGCATTGCTTGTCTTGATACTCATGTGATTCGCCACATGCGGGATTTGGGTATTACTGATCAAAAGGGGACTCCACCGGCCGGCCCCAAGTATAAGACACTTGAGGAAGAGTTCCTCAAGTTGGCAGATGCTAGTGGTATGAGCGTTGCAGATTTCGATCTAATGATTTGGAACAAATATGCCCGAAAAGCCTGATCTTTGGAAGAGCAAAGAGTTTTATGCTGAAGAGAAGATTCGCACGATCAAGCTCTATCACATAAAACATTGGGATTTTGAGTTTTCGACCCCCAATACTTCCAAATATGGTTTCAAGACGAGAAGAACGTCTAGAAAACTCAAGCATGATATTCAGAAATGGCTACAAGATCGTAACTTTCCTCATAAAATGGTACTCGGGGGCAATGGACGTAGCCGAATCATATTTGAACAAAAAGACCACGCAATGTTGTTCAAACTCACATGGTCATAACAGCAAACCAAACTTTCAAACTGAGATCTCACCATGTGGAAATGGTGAAGTCGAACCAACGCTATCGTCTCAAGCTTCGAGACGAGATTGCCCTATGGTTGGCGGAGAATCAGATTCAATATGTGTTTTGTCCACCGGGATGGCGTCCGGAGAATTCAGCAGCACTACTGATCATCCCAAACAAAAATCAGGCAGTGATGTTCAAGCTGCGGTGGATGTAACAGTCAAGCTAGCTAGACGTCATTGTTGGAGATGGGTATCAGGCTCTGACTCTTTCCGTAGTAGCTGGAGGGTTGAACTCAATAGGGACATGGTAGACTGGCTAAGAGATAACAGGATTTCATATAAGAAATATCTTCTTATGGATAAACCTGAAACCGGGAAAAGGTCTACCAACGACGTCTATCTGAGGTTTTCTGATGTAAAGGCGGCGAGAACATTTATACTAGCCTGGGGTTCAGAGTATTTTGGAAATGCCCAATTTGAAGAACTTTTCCATCAAAGCATCAATAAAAGAAAGAAAGTAGCGTGGAAAAAGTAACTCTTTTGATTGGTACTCAGCTTGGAAAAGAGATTGGTGTCAAACCACTTTGTATAATAGATCGCAAATTTATACCAAGGGATGGTCAGTCTATCTGGTATGCGACTCTCTATCGAGATGTTGGTGAATGGGTTGATCGTCATGGGATTTCTTTTGATCTAAAGATCATCAGTCAGTGGCAAGTTTCTATGGAATTCCAAGACGTCAAAGCGGCAATTTTGTTTAAAATGACCTGGATGTAATTTGCTTTTTGGTCACCTGTTCTGCTAGAACAAGATATGACAGAAAACTTCAAGATGATCTGGGTCACTTTCCGCAAGGAGGGGATCCACAAATATCCCGCAGCCCTCACTGATCCCAATTTAGCTGACGTTAGCTTCTTGGGTCATCCCCATCGTCACATTTTCCACTTCAAGGTGTGGATTGAGGTCTTTCATGAAGACCGCGATCTAGAGTTCATACAGTTCAAGCGTTGGCTTGAAGGCCTCTACAATGAGGGAACTCTACAGCTTGATTTCAAGAGTTGCGAAATGATAAGCGACGATCTCTTTACTCAGATTACTACCAAGTATCCAGGACGTCACATTACCATTGAGGTAAGTGAAGATGGTGAAAATGGCAGTTTTGCTGAATACCCCGTCAAGGAGTGAACCCAAATGAGCAAGCGTATTATCTATCTACCACTGGAGCCTTATGAAGAGCGTTATACTCTTCAGCTAAAGGACTGGAACGAAAGCAGGTTCAAGGAGCGGGGCATCCCATTCCTCACTGTTTATGGCAGAACCCTTCGCGAGGATAAGGAAATCAAGACGGGTCAGGTATTGGATGCCCACGGTCGCTGCTATTGGAGCATGACCCAGATGGCTGAATTGGTTCGTCTCATGGAAGCTGGTGAAGTAACTGGCAACGATGTAATCTTCAGTGAGGACCTCTTCCAGCCAGGCTATGAAAGTCTGCCATATATCATGGAGCAGCTTCCTGCTCACATGAAGCCCAAGGTCTTTACTCGCAACCTTGCGCAGTCCATCGACCCTGATGACTTTGTTTTTCCATGGCGCAATTGGATGCGTGATTTCGAGCAGCTGGTCAGTAAGACTTGTGACGGTATTCTGATGGCCAACACTGAGATGGGTCCGCATATGCGAATCGCCCTCTTAGAAGCCCCTCTCTACGTCACTGGTCTGCCATTTGACCGTGAGGAAGTCCGTAGTCGCGTGGGAGGTTTTGACGCTCTAAAGCCCCTCAATGAGCGGAAAAAGCGCATTGTCTATACCTCTCGATTTGATCATGAAAAACAGCCTGACTTTTTCATGGACCTCATTGAAAACAGTGACTTCGTTAGTCGTGGATATGAGTTTTGGATTTTAACTGGTGCCAAGCATCTTCGTTCAACTCATCAGGAATATGTTGACCGGTCACGTCGTCTAGAAGCAGACGGCAAGTTGGTTATCAAAGAAGGTCTCAAGAAGTCTGAATATTATGAGATCCTCGCTGATTCGCAGCTTCAGTTCAATTGTGCTCGCCAGGATTGGCAAAGCAATACACTGAACGAAGCTTCGGCGCTTGGCACCCTGAGTCTATGTCCTGCTTTCCGCAGCTTCCCACAGGCTCTCAACAATTCTGCCAAGCATCTCTATGTGCCTTGGTCCGTTGAAGATGCCATCACCAAGATGGATTATCTTCTCACTACTTTGGACGATAGTGAAGTCTGGTATGCTGCTGATGATCAGCACAAGACCATTGACCGCACTATTGATATTCTTCTGGGACAGGGCGAGCAGTATCGCTATGCTGGCTGAAATCAAAATCGATCAAATGCGACGCTGTCGCATGATCCGATATAATGATTTGTTTCTGGGCAGTAGCTCAACTGGAGAGGTTAGACCGGTATGGTCTGACCTCTATCAGAACTTCCATAGGAACAAATTTCTGATAACCATCAAGATCAGAAAAGTTCATGAAGGTGGTAGACCCATTGAAGATATCACAACCGAATATACTGATGCCTTTAGTCAGATGGAAGCATGGTGTGATTCCAACTGCTCAGGACTTTGGACTGTTTGGGATAATGAGGACGAGCTAGACGATGGTTTGCCTAGTAGTGAACTCAAAATTCAGTTCATGTTTGAGTATGAGGAAGACCTTATCCGATATATCCGCGATTGTGCGGTAATTACCAAGTTGTCTCTTCCATGAACGATATTGTTTGCCATTCGGTTCGCCATAGCAAATTCATTGATCGTGATATCGTCTTTGATATCACATCTGATGATACCTTTGGAAAACTAAAGCGGATAGAAACTTCGGTTAAGCTTCGCAATGAATTCAAAGATCTTGGTGTTGCCTTCCATCTCAATAGAGTTGAGATGAAGTTTTCCTGTAGCATTTCAACCAGCAAAACTGATGAATGGGCAGAGCTACGTGAAAGTATCAGAAAGTTCTGTGACACTCGATTAGAAGGCTATTGGTCTTGGAAGATCAAAGGTCATATGAACAGAACAACTGACCAGTATTTGTATGACATGGAACTGTTCTTTGAACGCCGAGAAGACATGGATCTTTGGCTCAAAGAACAGGGTCTAGTATTGAGGTTATCCAAATGACATCACCATCTGTTGATCTGACCATAACTGATGTCAAAATGCCCAAAGAGATTCTCCTTTCCAATGTAACACCTGGATCAGAGCTCTATGCTAACATGATGAGAAATAGGGTAGTCATCCACGCGAATGCTTCTTTTTCTGTAGAAATCAAAAACCATATTGAACTTGAAGAAGTAATGTGGAAAGACTTTGCTGGGGATATTCGTAAATATTGCGATACCAATAACATTGGGCTCTATTTTATTTCAGTCCAAGTTGTCCCCACTTCTGACCATAGATCAATTTCAGTATACCAGGATAGCCTTTTGAGCCCTGCCAATGGATCAAAAGGTCAACTGACAATTGGATTTGAAGACATGGATGATTATGCCAGATTTCTCAAGGCCAAAGCGGTTATGTTTAAATTAAGCTCGTATTAACACCCTATAAATTGACACTCTACCCAATTCTAAGTAGAGTATAGAACAACAAATAAAAAGGAGAGACAGTTAATGTCCGATACCAAACTTACCACAGGTTGTGGCTCCAACGATTGTGAAGCTGGCGGCTGTGGGCAAGAGGTTCCCGTTTCTGAGAAGATCCGTGCGCGCCTCATCGCAGCAGGGCAGAAGTTCCACTGTAATGACAACATTTCAGGTTTCATTACTGATGAAGAGCGCGCTCTTTTGGTCGACGAAGTCACCGAAAAGATGGAAGCGGTTCTCCGCAGCCTAGTCATCGATACCGACCATGACCACAACACCAATGGCACTGCTCGTCGAGTTGCCAAAATGTATGTGAACGAAACCTATGGCGGTCGATATGTTGGTGCTCCAAAGATCACTTCGTTCCCCAACGTAGGTTACCAGGACCTCTATACCGCCGGTCCGATCTCGATTCGCTCAACTTGTGCCCATCACTTCCAGAATATTGTGGGTCGTTGCTGGGTTGGCATCTTTCCTGAGGACAAGGTTATTGGCCTCTCGAAGTTCAATCGTATTGTTCATTGGATTGCGGAACGTCCACAGATCCAGGAAGAAATGACGACTCAGATTGCTGACGAACTGGTTCGTTATGCTGAGACCGAGAATGTTGCGGTTGTACTAAAAGCAGAACACCACTGTATGACAATGAGGGGAGTCAGAGAGCACGACAGTGATATGACAACTGCTATTATGCGAGGCAAATTCCGAGAAGAGCCGCACCTCAAAGATGAGTTCTATAAGCTTCTGGGGGCAATGAAGGGCTATCAGGCTCGCTAATTATTTGGTGGCATGTTGGAATTCACTTTCCCAACATGCCACCAAATTAAAGCCAGCATCCTTGATAAGCTTTTCAGTGGCCTTGGTTCTCTGATACAAATGACCAAACGAACATTTGGTCATTTGGTTAAAGTCGGCAGAAGGATAAACTTTTGGATTACCGTGCCAGAAGTCACCGTGAAATTCATATACTGTATTTGTTTCTGGGTCAAATCCATCAACAATCATTGATCTAGTTCCTAGATCAAGACGTACACGTCGATGGGTAGAGTCACAAGGAAGACCAATAGAATCAAGCCATGCTTGTTCTATTTTAGACGATCCTGATTTAGAGCATCTAGGGCATTTGGTTTTCTGGTAAAGATGTGCCCTGGGTTGCTGTTCAAAGTCACCATGTTTTGGACAACTAATAGTGACCTTAGTTCTGGCGTTCACATACTGGACCTTGTCATAGTGATACTCATCACCATGTATAGATCTAGCAGTAGAGACGAATTTTTCAGTTCCCAGTGAACGAGATTGTCTCTGATCAGCGTGGCGGCATTTAGGACATTTGGCTCCTTTAAGGTGGTGATCCGGTCTTATACTGAATTCTCCATGTTCTGGACAAATAATGTTGACAAAGGTTGAGTAGTTCTTGTATTCTGTTTCAGAATAATCATAGAAGTTACCATGTGTGGTTTGAGCTTCTTTAATAAAAACAGAAGTAGATTTGGGATTATAACGTGAGTAGACCATACCCTATTTATTCAGACTGTATGACGCATCGTGGCGTCAAGGAACATGAAAGCGACATGACGACTGCGATCATGCGTGGCAAGTTCCGTGATGAACCGCACCTCAAGGACGAGTTCTACAAGCTCATGTTGAGTATGAAGGGCCACTCCTAAAATATAGAATACTGGTGCGGTTGACTCCACACCAGTATTTTCAGCGAGGTGCGTTATGCCCAACAAGATCATTTACACCAACGAACAAATGCGAGGTGATCTTCAAGAGATCATTCGTCAGATGAGTGTTGGTGATTTTAAGCCAGACGTAGTCGTGGGTATTGCTCGCGGTGGACTGGTTCCGGCAACTATGCTGAGTCATTATCTAGGTAAACCTCTCCAGACTATCAACTATAGCCTGCGAGACAACATGGTTAGCCATGTGAGTGAAATCTCAGATGTCGCTCGTAGGATCAAGGAAGGACAAAACATTCTTCTGGTAGATGATATTTGCGATTCTGGTGAGACTCTGTGTAAAGTAGCAGATGAGATTACCAATTTAGTCAATTTGAGTGGGACACCTAATCTACCTCTGGAAAGATGGGAAGACCGATTCAAAGTAGCAGTGTTGTGGAACAACATCAGCCAGGACATTTTTGAAGCAGATTATGTGGGTCGAGAAATCTCCCGTGCCGAAGATGAGTCCTGGATTGTATTCCCATACGAAGAATGGTGGAAAGCATGAGTAAGAAAACTACCCAGACTGTTAAGCAAGAAACTGACCCCAACCGTTACTTCGTCTATGTTGTTCGTGAACGCAATGATGATCCGGAAATGCCTGGTAATCCAAATTGGCTCAAGATTGGGATACTAGCTGCTAGTATCGTGAATGAAGACGAATTCTATGGTAGAATTAGAGCTCTCAATCAGGGTAATCCTCGAGGTTTAGAGGTCATTTTTTATGTCATGACCAACAGCAGAAAATCAGCCGCTGTTATTGAGAAGGCTGTCCATAGACAGTTGAAAGATGGACAAGTGGTGACTCGTGCAGCGGTGACGGAGGAGGCCGGTCATAGTGAATGGTTCAAGGTTTCCATTGATGTAGTGCAGCCACTACTTGAAGCGGAACACAATAAATTTCTAGCTAACAACGCCACTTTTGCGTCATTCTTTGAGGAATTTTCCAAGAAAGAGGTCGCAAAAACACGTCAAAAGTCAGTGAAGATAATCTGGACTAGGGAAGACTCATTGTTTAGCTACGGAGATACAAAATGACAGAGAAGAAATATAGATATTCTGAAATTTTTGGACAGACCTTTCAAGGTGAAGGAGCCTACACCGGCCGTCCCACTTCGTGGTTGCGCGTCTGGGGCTGCAACTTTGAATGCGCGGGGTTCGGCCAGGAACAACCCGACAAGCCAGAAACCTATGATCTGGACTATCTGAAGATTGATCCCTCGGAATACAAGTCCATGGAAGCTCTTCCGGTTTTCCATCGCGGTTGTGATTCTAGCTATTCCTGGGCCAAGAAGTTCAGTGCTCTAGCCCACCAGAGCACGGCTGCTGAAATCTGTGATAAGATTGAAGCAACCCTACCGGGTGGTAAGTTCCTTCATCCCACATCCAAGCAGTGGCATCACATGGCATTCACTGGTGGTGAGCCTATGATGAGTCAGACGGCTATTGTGGATGTAATGGAAAACTTTGCTCTTCGTAACAACACGCCCAAGTTTGTTACCATCGAGACAAACGGCACTCAGAAGCCTCGTCCCGCTTTTGAAAACACTTTCGTGAATCACGACGGTGAGCTGTTTTGGTCAGTATCTCCCAAGCTCTACCTGAGTGGTGAGATGTGGGCTAACGCGATCAAGCCAGAAGTTTTAGCGCAATACAAGGCTATCAGCAATGCTGGACAGCTGAAGTATGTTTGTAATGGCACTGACCGTAACTGGGACGAAGTCGCGAGAGCAACTGACCTCTATCGTGAGGCTGGTATCGATTGGGACGTTTGGATCATGCCTGTTGGGGCTGATCGTGAAATGCAGGAAAGTCACCAAGCAAAGATTGCTGAAATGGCAGTTGAGCGTGGGTATAGCGTGGCTACTCGTGTTCACACACTCGTGTTTGGCAACGTGGTCGGAAAATAGTTACTTTCTTCGAGGATTGTTTTCTTTCATCCATTTACTATGATCAGGACGCTTCTTACCTAAAAATGGTTTGATACGATTATTCCTCGCCAGAAGGTAAGAAGTGTCCTTTTTAACTGGTTTGGATCCAGTAAAGCATACCCAATAGTCTTTTAGGCGTGATGCTTTTCCGGCTTCTGCATTCCTACAGGCTTGTATAACTGTTGAAAGGTTACATGACAAACGGCGGGCGACCGATGATTGACTAGGTAGAGTTTCAATAAGATTGAGATCAGCATCATACAACTCAACTGGTTTAGATCGAGGATTGTTTTTGTAGCCTTTTCCTCCATCTTGGATATTGTAAAGCTCAAATCCAGCTTTACGATATTCAGAAATGAACCAAGGTTCCATGACTTCTAGAGTAAAATCTCGGTCTTTGGACTGATAGATCGTCTCGATTACAAAGGCTTCGCGACCATACTTGGCTATAGCGCGATGTAGGTGGCTATTGCTGTCTCTCTTTGAATCCATGACGTGAAGGTCAAACCGCTGTTCAGTAGTCAAACTGGTGTAACCCAAGTAGATTTTATTGCTAACCTGGTGTTGGATCCTGTATATTGAGTATATCATATTAGGAGATTTCATATGTTTCTAGTTACTGATAATTTCACTATATTAGTTTCTCAAATACATAGAATCACTCATTCTTTCGATGTATTTGAAAAGGTAGAGGCAAAAGTTCATTATCACGATCCGGTCACTAGCCATAATGGTTTGATCGAACTCGAGTTTGATTCAGAAAAGGACTACCTTGCCTTTCTTCAAGAACTAGCAACGGCTCCGTATACCAAATTCTAACATGATTGGAAAATAAGATGGCAAATACCATTAAGACTATGAATGGCGAACTCCTCGCAGATGAGGTCGAAGCCGTGGTTACCGAAAGGGTAATCAATCTACCTGACATTCGTCGTTCTTCGGCGCGTGTTACCGCAATCTCTAAGTCAGGTCAGCGTTATGAGTTGACTCCAGTAATGTCCGCTATCCAGGCGGAAAAAGTGGCGACTGCCACAGGCATCTTTGTGGCCGGTGTCGGCCATCAGATTTTTGATCCTAGTGGGGTGAAGTGATGATTCTCGAGACAATTAGAAGGATCAGATCATATCTGATCGACGGATATTATCTGTCAGCTACTGTGGTTGATATTCCAAATGATCTTATGACTGGTACGCTTTTTGCCACGTCACAAGCAGGTCTAGAAATCCCAGTATATCAGACTGAAACACCAGTGGCTAGACAGGTATTTTTGGACGAGATGGCCAGCCTGGAAACCAGGCTACAGCAGCCATGGTTTGAGACCCTAGCGGAAGCTACTCAGATTCCAGATCCAGAATAATACAAAGTAACAGGTGGGACCATGGTCCCACCTGTTATTTCAAGAGGGTTCAAGATGAAAGTTATCAATATATGGGGTGGACCTGGTGCTGGTAAATCCACCACCGCCGCAGGGCTATTCTTTGAAATGAAGAAGCGCCAAGTGGAAGTAGAGCTAGTAACCGAGTATGCCAAGGATATGACGTGGGAGAAGCGTCAAAATGTCTTGACTGATCAGCTATATATCTTGGCAAAGCAGAATCGCAGAATTCAACGTCTGAGCGAACAGGTTGAATTTGTAATAACCGATAGTCCATTGCCGCTTGGGCTCATTTATAAATCTGATGACTACTTTTCTACCTTTGATACATTCCTAATGGAAGTCTGGAATTCCTACGAAAATCATAACTTTTTGATTGGTAGAGATTTTGCTTATCAGCCTACTGGTCGAAACCAAACTGCTGAACAGGCAATAGAGGTCGATGATGCTATCAAGAACTTTCTAGATGCCAAATCGATTGATTATCATAGAGTGACCAATGACCCCGAGGTGGATCGCATCACCCAGATATTGAATATCATTGGATTAAATACTCAGATAACATAAGAGGTTAATATGGCTAAGATCAAACGCATCATTCCTTTTGGCTTTTGGCCCGCTCACTGGGGACTAGCAGGCTCTCTTCGTAAGGTTGCCGAGGCTGAATACTATTGGGATGGCGAGGATCTGGCCTACCGTCTTCTAGATATTGACCATGAAGACAAGGATACCAAGGCATATCGCACCGACAAACTCAGACTAGACTATCGCTATCATAAGATTGGTGAGTTTGATTATGGTCTTGGCTTGATTGAAAATGATGTCAATCTCAATGAGACGGACCGCGAGCGCGCGATAGCCAAATACCTCCATAAGTTTGGCAAACTCAGCTTGGAAGAGCTGGAATACAAGCTTTTTGAATTGTCCTACGACAACAAAGAAACTGAGTCTTACAAAAGAGATAAGCTCAAACTGGATGTCAGATTTGGTCATAAGACTGAAGAGCAAGCAGAGCACGAACTTCTAGACATGAAGTTTGATGACAAATCATCCATTGACTACAAGATTGCTCAGCTTGGATTAGAGCTCAAGTTTGGAAATATAACTGAAAACGAGCACGACAAGGAAGTGGCTACTCTTCTAAGAGAACCTTGGTTTAATGTCATCGGTGCTGATCATACTATTCGCGGCGAAAACACCCAGATGGTCATTGAGCTAGATTGGAATGAATACTTTATTCAGTTCCTGGAAAGCAAAGGCTGGTCTGGCGTCACCCCGGACGAGATAGTAGACAAATGGTTTGAAGAAGCCATGCGCCAAATGCTTAACATTGATAATCCACTAGATATTGATGATGGATCCTCAGATCCGATGCCAATGGCAGGGGTTAGTCGCACCAAGCGCGATGATGGATTGACAGAATACAGCTAAGAATAATGATTTCTGACTTCTCTTGATGTTAAGATAACGGATAATCAGGAGATTCAAATGGCTACCTACGCAATAGTAGACGCATCCAATTTAGTAGAAGTGGATCGATTCTATGTCTACGCTCTGCTTGACCCGTCTTTACATTCTGAAGAATTCACCTACCAGCCCTTCTATATAGGAAAAGGTAAGAACGGAAGGGCATGGACCCATGTAAAGGGTCATAAGTCAGCGGGTTGTAACCCGCTTAAAGAATCTAGAATACGAAAGATCAAGGGTAGAGGCCTAGAGCCCAAAGTTAGCATCCTCGAATATTTTGATACTGAGGAAGAGGCACTTGCCTACGAGACCAATGTTATCCTGCGCCTAGGCCGACTCAACAACCACTCAGGTAATCTAACCAATCTAACTGAAGGTGGCGACGGTGGGACCGCCGGCATTCCCTGTTCTGACGCGAAGAAGGCAGCTATTAGTATTGCTAATACCGGCAAAAAGAGATCACCTGAATATCGTGAGAAACTCAGTCAGAGGATGAAAGGGAGCGTTCCTTGGAACAAGGGTAAGACTCTCTCAGAAGAATATAGACGCAAACTAAGTGAATCACATATCGGCAAAACTCAGACTTCTGAGTCTAATTTGAAAAGATCGTTGAGCCAAAGTGGAAGACCGCGTCCACCTGAAGTAGTGGCGATGATAGTAGCCACTAGAAAGGCAAAGCAAGAAGCCATGGATCCCGAAGAGCTAAGAATTAAAAGATCTGAAGCTGCAAAGAAAGCCTGGAAAACCAAAAGAAATAAGGAAAGAAAATAATGGCAACGTATGCTCTTGTGGACGCCAGTAACCTTTTTCATCGTTGCAAGCATGTAACCACTGGTGACGCTGCTACCAAAGCAGGAATGGCTCTACATATTTGTTTCAACAGCTTGCGTCAGATCTGGCGTAAATTTGGGGCTGATCACATTGTGGTGGCGTTGGATAAGAGTTCTTGGAGACGAGAAATCTATCCAGATTACAAGGCTCACCGTCGCGTCCAAGATGCTTTGAAGACCAAAAGTGAACGAGAAGAGGACGAGCTTTATTTTGACACAATGAAGCATCTTGTTGAGTTTCTTCGCAAGAGAACCAATGTGACAGTTCTTGAGTCTGTTGGTTGTGAAGCTGATGACTTTATTGCTCGATGGATTGACCTTCATCCCAATGACCAGCACATCATTTTTTCCGGTGACAGTGATTTTTATCAGCTACTAGCTGATAACGTGAAGATCTACGACGGCGTCAAACAGTGGACCATCACCAAGGATTTTGTTCTTGATGAAAAGGACCAGCCTGCTGCCAAGGAAAAGACCATTACGGAAAAGGTCATTGGTAAGAATGGTAAGGTTCGCGAGGTCAAGAAGAAGACAACTGAATATATCAGTCCTCCCGACCCTGAATATGAACTGTTTAAGAAATGTATCAGAGGTGATGCCTCAGACAATATCATGAGTGCCAAGCCTGGTGTGCGAGAGAATGGATCCTCCAAAAAGCCCGGTATCAAAGAGGCATACGAAGACCGTGCCGGTAGAGGATACGACTGGACCCTGTTCATGAACGACGAATGGGAAGACCATGAGGGTAATATTGTCAAAGTCCAAGACGCCTATCGTCGAAATCAGACGCTAATTGATCTTCGTCAACAACCCGAAGAGATCAAGCAACTTTTGGATGCCGTTATCCTTGAAGCTGTTCAGCAGCCAAAGAAATCCGGCGTTGGAATTTGGTTCTTAAAGTTCTGTGAGGAGATGGCGCTTGTCAATCTATCCAAGAACCCCAACGAGTATGCTGCTCTTCTACAGGCACCCTATACAAATTCTTAGAGAGGTGATGCTACAGGGATTGACGTAAGATTTTACAGGTCCCATATGACACTCACAGGGACGGAGGACGCAAATGCCAATTGAACGTGAATTTAAGTATGTCCTTCGAGATGCTGAAGAACTTTGGGCTAGACTAAGCCCAATTGACACCCCTGGGCTTATTACTGGCAAGGTAGATATCCAGCAAGGATATCTCAGCAGGGGTGGCAGAGTTCGTTTGAAAACTTGGCAGATTTACCAAGGTAAACTTCAAGATGAACCCAAGACTGAACGCATATTCACTTATAAGCATGATCTGACCAATCAACCAGGATGTTTGGAGATTGAAAGTGAGATCTCCAAGGAAGATTTTGATCTTGCTTGGGATGAAGCAGATCATAAAATTATAAAGACACGATTTCTACTTCCATGTAATAATACTTCAGGTGTTTGGGAGATTGACTTTTTCCGAGACCAAAAAGGTATCTACCTTGCCATGGCGGAGTTTGAGGTGCCTGCCAACGCAGGACCTCCCGATCGACTTCATCCGCTGGTAAAAGAGTATCTGACTTTTGCCGTACCAGAAGATGACGGTCGGTTCAAGAATCGCAAGTTGTGTGAACGTTCTAAAGTCATACAACTGCTCAAGGAGATCGCCTAATTTTATGGCTAAGCCACGTATCAATCTTCGCTGTTATCATAATAAGATTTTCTTCCCCGAGAACGTTGGTGAAATGTGTGCCGAGTTTGTTAGCCAGATCAAGGAAGTAGATGTCACTTTCCATGCTGCTGAGCAGCTTATGGAAGATCGTCGTGGTATCATTCCTCTTCCCTCGAGGGAAGAAATTTTTCATCCCAACAACACTCTTGTGGAGATTTATGAACAGATAAATGAGTCTGGTATCTCGTTAAACAAGATCCAAAAGATGCTCATCAGAGTTCATAACCTAAGCGAAGATTACGATTATTCCTACGTTTTGGCTAGAGAGGGCTTCATTGTAAGTGCTTGGGCCAATGATAAAAATGACGAACATCGTCTGGATGGTAAGACAGCTGGTCGCTACTATCGTCCCGCCGAAAGCATTGAGCCAAAATGATACTCCAAGAAGTTCGTGATGCTCAGATGCAGGTGATGACGGAATTGAGAACTGTCATCATTGATAATGAAGAGCTTATCAGAAACACCCCGATAGTAGATGAAGTCAACTATGACCATTTACTCTGGCTGGTAGAAACTGGAATGGACCGGAATCAACAGAATCCTGTTGATAAGACTGGTCGTTGGATTGGGTTTATTCAATGCGCTTTGATTGTTCGAGGCATATTGGATACCAACACGACTAGAGATCAGACTAGAGCCATTTTTCATGCGGCGTATCTAGCAACTGGTCAAGACATTCCACCCACCTTGAATCCATGATTTTATTGAACTCTGGTTGTTATATCTGTTAGGATAGATATAATAACTGGAGGACTCAATGAGCAAAATGCTCCAACTCACCAGCAATAGCTGGATTATTCGCACGACATCTGGATCTTCAGGTCTTTTGTTTAAAACCGACGAGGGCTATCTTTTTATGAGCCCTTCTAGTCGTCTTGAATTTGAAGATTACCAGGCGGTTGAAAAGAAGTTTGGCAAGTTGTCTCTGGAACAGCGACAAGAAGACAATGAAGTTAGCCAGATAAATGGCTATCCAGTCAAACATGAACATATTGTGATCCAAAGCGAGAAGCCACCACTGTATACCACTGGTGGTAGAATGATATTTGCTGCGGGATATTGGGGTTTGAAATTCCCCAACGGTTGGACAATCGCATATTGTCCCAAAGAAAGTACCACCAAACAATACGAGTCAGTTGGACCTTTTCGTAACAAACTGGAACTCAGCAACCACATTAGTATGCTGAATACTCAAGCCAACTTATCGGTGGGGCAAGACAAGTGAACTATCAGGTTATAAGACGTTTCATTGATTCAGTGCGCCAGAAGAGTCGATCACGTTCAGTGGCATTTTCTATGACAATGGATCAAGCTCAAGATCTTTCAAATGAGCTTTCCCTGATGTTGGTTAGAGAAAACGAACTATTGAGGGAAATAAACGAGCTCTCGAAAGCCAAGGAAGTAACTGAAGTTGTCATAGGCGGGGGATCTTTCAAATGAAAATAGATTTCTGCTCTGACCTTCATGTTGACGCTTGGCACAATCAGACTCGACTTCATGATCCCAATAGTCGTAAGTGGTCAGGTGAACCTTACGAGTCTCTGTTTCTTTATATTGATTGGAGAGAATATAAGAATCCAGATAGTCGGGTCTTAGTAATTGCTGGTGATATATCCAACAATCTTATCACTACTATCCAGGTAATTGAAGCAGCATCTGCTGAATATGAGCATGTGGTAGTAGTTGAAGGCAATCACGATCATTATGATAATGATATGTCGATTGACCATGGTATGGAATTTTTGTCTAATCAATTGAGTCGCTTGGATAATGTTCATTATCTAAAGGACGATAACAGCTTTACTCTAGATGGGGTGGCTTTCTTTGGTAGTACCGGCTGGTATAATTTTAGAGCTTATGAAGACCAAGGAATCAGCGATTTCACTGCCAAGCGGGCTTGGAATCAATATTCCAACGATTCTCGCTTTTTGGATTTCAACGGTTCTACGGTTGAAAGTCTGGCCGCTACCCAAGCTATCAATCTTGCCGAACAAGTAAGAATTGCCGGTGAAGACGAATCCATTCATGCTATCGTGGTTACCACTCACATGAGTCCAAGGGCGGATCTCATGGAATGGAAGGTAGGAGATATTGTTTGGAATACTCTTACTCCCAGCTATGTAAACACTGCGCTCGACCAGGTAATCCAAGCAGACTCCAAAAACAAAATCAAACTTTGGATATATGGACACACTCATCATCGTCAGATGCGAGAAATCGAGGGCGTGATATACGCCAATAATGCTCGCGGCTATCCAAGGGAAAATCCACCCTTTACCTTGACTCAAATCGACATTTCCACTAAGTAGACAATATGGAAATCAAGGAACTTAGACCTCCCAACATGCCCTGACCCCGGCGAATTAACGCTGGGGCCTAGGCGTGTGGAGGTAAACATGCGAAATAGGTCTTGGAGACGTGCTCAACGTGAGCGCGCTATTGCTCGTGCGGAACGTCGCGCGAGCGCTCTTGGTTGGTGGGGTCACGCAGAGGACCGCACAGGTTGGATTCGTAGATCAGCGGTAACACCGCATCCCTGCTCTAATTTTTGTTGTGGTAATCCTCGCAAATGGTTTGGTGACCTTACGAGGCAGGAGATGATTTCTCTAATCAACCAGCGTGAGCAGACTTTGGTTGACGTGATAGAACGTAAAGATCATCAATAGGGTCAACAAGAATATCAATATACGTGCTGGATAATTGAGATCTCTTTTATGACCTATCTGAATCTGGATAGCCAAGCAGATGGTTACTAGCAAAAAGATAGCTAGAAAAATGAGGAGAAATCTTTCCATTTACCTGTTGAGTCTGCGAGCAGCAAACTCATCCTCGAGAGCTTTTTCAACGCTAGGGGTGACTAGCCAGCTGATATCTTCATCCAGACTGGCTAGTTCACGAGCAGTGCTACTTGAAACATGCAGATATTTTTCCTTACCAATAAAATGGGTAAAGATAATATTGCCATCCAAATAGGCAGCGGCACCTGTCAAAGCAAACTCATCATTGAAGTCGCCCGCCTGGCGGAGGCCCCTAACAATGTGAGTGGCACCAATATGGTTGGCATATTTGATAATACTGATTCCTTCATATCGACCAAACGTCAAACGACCCATTTCAACTGCCTGTTTGAGAATGGGATTCTCCCATTCATTGACAGCCTGCTTCATCAGTACGATTCGGGTTTCTACATCAAAGAAGCCCTTTTTGGTAGCATTGCGACCAACTGCCACATGGACTGTATCAAAGGTCTGAGCTGCTTTGCTCAAGATATCCAAATGTCCCCGTGTCATGGGATCAAAGGATCCTGCATATAGTCCAATTGTGCTCATAAGAAAAATTCTCTCCAAATCAGGATTACTCTAACATATATTCATTAGGAGTCAAGTTGGATAAATAACCATGTGCTTAATAGAGAGGTCGCAAATGTCTAGGCCAAAACCAAGAATACTATTGGATTACACTGATCCAAAGACCTTCAAAGCCGAACAGGTGTTGGAAGCTGAAGCTATCTATGCCGTGTTCTTTGAGGGCAAACCGATCAATTTGAGATCGATCAACAGTCTGGTAAACTATCCTGGTCCCAAATACAAAAAGGTCAGCTTTAGCAATCCGGGTCACGCATTCAATCTTGCTGAAAAACTCAATAAGCTCTTCAAGACTGACAAGTTCAAAGTTTATGAGCTAACGGGTGGTAAGCCTATTTCTGAATGAGTATACATTATCCCATAGTGGCTGCTATAAGAAAGGCATATGATGCCAATCCGGTCAAGCACGCTAATGAAATACCAAACATGACGGATGATGAACTTATCCGTATGATGTTTAAAAATTTCCGAGGTGGGAATGATGATGCCAAATGTGGACTTCAGTTGAGTCAGGGTGGACTGGCAATAATGACAAGCTTTTTCAAAAAGTTTGAAGTGGTTTTCCCTGACCAACAAACCTTTTCAAGCCGTCATGTTTTATATCTGGATCGACAATGTAGTATGCCGTGGCATGCCAACAATTATCTACCTATAACCGTTACATTCTTTGAAGCCGATCTCGCCATGCGCGCCAAACTTGTAGGAGATCTTGATATTCTCCTCAACGCATTCTCCGGCTAAAGAAAAAATTCACCTCTGACGCAAAATCTTTATTGCGTAACTCTTACCTGTCAGTTAACAGCTGAAACACGGCGGGGGCAAAAATCTTCACCTAGTGGAAAAAAGTTGGTTGACACCTCTTTCGTTGACGCTAGTAATGGTGAAGGTTTACAGCAAACCGTTAGGCCAAACAAAAGGAGTTACAATGTCCAAGAAGGGTTCAACGCGCATCGACACACTGACGGTCAAGCCGTCGGAGGCTGCGATTGCTATCAAGCATATGGTCAAGGTCAACCTCGAGAACGCAGAACGCGGCAAGAAGCGTCGTGGTCTGTTTATCTGGGGCGCGCCTGGCATTGCCAAGTCTTCGGTCGTCGAGCAGGTCGCTGACGAACTGAACTTCAAGCTCATCGATATCCGACTGACTCAGATGGAACCCACCGACCTTCGTGGTATCCCGGTTCCGTTCAAGGACGATATGACCGGTCGTGCTTATGTTGAATGGGCTATCCCGCAGATGCTGCCGAAGCGCGGAGTCGCTGATGATGGAACGCCCATGCGCAAGGCTCAGATCACCGATGATATGGGTCACAAGTACGATGGTGCTATCATCCTGCTGGACGAACTGCCCAACGCTGCTCCTTCGGTCCAGGCCGGCTCCTACCAGCTGGTTCTCGATGGCGCCCTCGGCGAATACGTGGTCCCCGATAACGTGATCGTGATGGCGGCCGGTAACCGCGAGACTGACAAGGGCGCGACGTTCAAGATGCCCACTCCGCTCCAGAATCGCTTCACGCACATTGAAATGCGCGTGGACTTCGAGGATTTCCAGACCTTTGCTCTGCAGACCGGTTTCCACCAGGCGGTGGTCGGCTACCTGACCGCTTTCAAGCACGAACTGTTCCAGTTCGAAGCTACCAGCGCGTCGCGCGGCTTCCCCACCCCGCGTTCGTGGGAAATGGTCTCCGACATTCTGCGCGGTGATCCCAACATTCCTGAAACGGTTCAGATGAGCCTGATCGCCGGTTCGGTCGGTGATGGCATCGCGGTCAAGTTCCTGGAATACCGCAAGAATGCGGCAAATCTGCCCGCGGCCGGCGACATCCTCGAGGGCAAGATCACTGAGCTGAAGAAGGGCGCTGACATCTCGCTGATGTATGCTCTGACCACTGCTCTGTGCTATGAGCTCAAGGACCGGTATGACTCTTCGACGGCTAAGGGCGCCAAGCCCGAGGACAAGAAGAAGTTCTCGACCAACGTGGACAACTTCCTGGGCTTCATGATGAAGAACTTCCAGTCGGAAATGGTCATCATGGGTTCGCGGACTGCGCTGGCAATCTTCCGGATTCAGTTCGATCCGTCGGGCATGAAGAACTGGGATGAGTTCTCGGACAAGTATCAGGACCTGATCCTGGCGGCTTGATCCGTAACGGCTTCCCGTGGCCTAACGGGGAAAGGGTGGCTTGGCAACAGGTCACCCTTTCATTTTATCACAAAATCACAACTGACCTTGTCACCTAAAAAGTTGACACGACGATGTTTTCCGCTATACTAGTGGACACAACAAAAGGAAGGATCTCATGGCAGCAAATATGTCCGATCCGGTCGTTCAGTCGATCGTTCAGGCCCGAGTAGGGCTCCTCTTTAACCAGCCGTTTTTCGGCAATCTCGCAACCCGTATGGAGCTCGTTGACGCTACCAAGTGGTGTAAGACGGCTGCGACCGATGGCCGCAAGCTGTATTACAATCGCGAATTTATCAAGTCTCTGACCCCTGATGAACTGCTGTTCCTCATTGGTCATGAGGTCCTCCACTGTGTTTATGATCACCTTGGCCGCAAGGGCTCGCGCGAACACAAGCTGTGGAATATGGCGAATGACTACATCGTCAACTATTCCCTGGTCAAGGAAAAGCTGGGTAACATGCCCAAGGGCGGTCTGTATGATGACAAGTATACAGACGAAATGACTTCTGAGGAAGTTTACCGACTGCTGGAGCAGAACCAGACCAAGATTCAGATGACGCTGGACGAGCATTTGGAAATGGACGGCAGCGACGGTGATGGCGATGGCGATGGCAACGGTAGTGGCAAGACCATTACGGTCACGGTCCAGGGCGGTCCCGACGGTCCTCCCCAGTTGACCGAAGAGGACAAGCAAAAGATCCGCAATGAGATCAAGGCTGCTGTTATCAATGCGGCTCAGGCGGTTGGCGCCGGTAAGGTCCCCGCAGGGGTGCGTCGCCTCATTGAAGAATTCACCAACCCCATTATGGACTGGCGGACTCTTCTCGAGATGCACATCCAGTCTTCTATCAAGGATGACTATACGTTCAACCGTCCCAGCAAGCGGTCGTGGGGTATTGGTGGCGGCGCGTCCGTTATCCTTCCTGGCAGCAACTTCAAGGACACGGTCGACGTTGCGGTCTGTATTGATACCTCGGGGTCGATGACCGATCAGATGCTGCGCGATTTCCTCTCGGAAACCAAGGGCATTATGGAAACGTTCGATGACTTCAAGCTGACGCTTTGGACGTTCGACACCCAGGTCTATAATCCCAAGGTGTTCACACAGAACAACATTGACGAGATTATGGACTACGAGCCCAAGGGCGGCGGTGGCACCATGTTCGAGTGTAACTGGGAGTTCATGCGCGATCCGGCCGGCTATGGCTTCGGTGACATCGATGGCATCGGTGACAGCATTGAACCCAAGAAGTTCGTGATGTTCACGGATGGTTATCCGTGCGGCACGTGGGGCGAAGAGGACTATTGCGATACGCTGTTCATTGTCCATGGCAACACGAGCATCGTGGCTCCCTGGGGCATGACCGCGTATTATGTGAAGGAAAACGAGCGCCGCGCGGCATAAGAATTCTGTAGAGAGTTACTTTGTGTGGGAGAGTCCTGGACTCTCCCACATAGATCGGAGTGCTAATGCACAAACCTACCCTCATCAAAGTTCTTCGTATACTCAAAAATTATGACCAAGCAAATGGCGACATGATTCATCATGTCGTAACAATGCTTGCGGCACAAGACTCTACCTTAGACCCTCAAAAGCTGCTCACAGGGGCCGGAATACGGCCCTAGCTCTACTAGCCTTGCTGTCAACTAGCCCCATGCTATGGGGCTCTTTTTTGACTAGAATATAGACAATCGGGTTGGTTTTACTTCATAATAGGTGGTATGGAAAAGCCAACAACCCTCACTTTTACTGATTTTGAAGTTCAGACCGACAAGCTATTTCGTAGGTCTTTGACTGGTCCCATGAAGAAGTCCTGGACTCGGACTCAGTTCCAACTTCCGGATACTTTTGAAGCAGCCAAGGAAGTCGAGAATTGGCTAATGGAAAATACTCCTGGCAAGTGGGCCTATTACACCTATAAAAATCCCAAGGGAAAAGCTGACGGCTATATCATGGTTGTGCGATTCGAAGATAAGAATGACGCACTCATGTTCAAGCTTCGTGGTGGACACCAGGCGTGGGAAACAAAGTAATTTGAATATTGCTATCAATGGATTATGGTTTTAACACGGTGTTCTAACGCAAGGAGTTTTTATAATGCCATTGGTTCCAACTGTTATTGAGACTACCGGTCGCGGAGAGCGCGCCTATGATATCTATTCGCGCCTTCTCAAAGAACGTATCGTGTTCCTCAATGGCCAGGTTGAAGATCAGATGGCGCAGATTGTCTGCGCTCAGCTGCTTTTTCTCGAAAGCGAAGATCCTGCCAAGGATATCTGGCTCTACATCAATTCCCCCGGTGGGGCCGTTACTGCTGGTTTAGCTATCTATGACACCATGCGGTTTATCAAGCCAGATGTGAATACGCTGGTTATGGGTCAAGCTTGTTCCATGGGTTCGTTCTTGGCACAGGCCGGCGCCGCTGGTAAGCGTTATCTCTTGCCTGAATCACGCACTATGATCCACCGCGTGTCAAGCGGCACCCGCGGGACCAGCGGTTCAGTACACGTTCAGGATTTGCAGTTTGAAGACGCTAAGCGGTCATTCGAAGAATCTCTTCGAATCAACGAGCGGTTGACCCAACTGTATGTTCGCCACAACACTGCTGGTAAGACATATGAAGAACTCTTCCAGACCATGAAGTTTGACACTTTTCTCTCAGCTGAAGAAGCAGTTGCTATGGGTCTGGGGGACAAGGTAATTGAACATCGCCCATAAATTTGGTGTCTAGACACCAAAGTCTGGTTGACAATTTCCTGTTCAGTGTCATTATCCAACATTGACACTGAACAGGAAATTCCTTTTCAGCAATAGTTCAAAACCAAACGCAAAGGTGAAATCAATGACTTCCTATCAATTTCCCAAGATTACGCATTTGTCGGAAATTCTTGAAGCCATTGAGGGCCGTGAAGAATTCGTGGTCAAGGTGGACGAAGAGCACGGATACACCGTGATCAACTATCTCGTCAATTTCGAAGACACCTTCCCGCCGGTAACTGATCGACGGACCGCACTGTTGCGCGAGTGTCGTGGTATTACCTTTGACACTGCGACTGGCAAGGTGATTTCTCGCAAGTATCATAAGTTCTTCAACCTAGGAGAACGCCCTGAGACTATGCCGGGATCAGTCGATTGGTCAAAGCCGTATCGTCGGTTCAAGAAGCTTGATGGTTCGATGATCACGCCGTTGCTGATCAACGGTGAGGTGCGCTTCTGTACCAAGATGGGTCTTACCGGAGTGGCTGCGCCCGTAGACGTGTGGGCCAAGGATCGTGTCGAGTATCACGAGTTCTGTAAGTATTGGATGAGCCAGGGTAAGACTCCGATCTTTGAATGGTGCTCTCGCATTCAGCGCATTGTTATCGATTATCCGGTAACTCAGCTGGTTTTGACTGCTATTCGCGACAACGAAACCGGTGAGTATATGGATGCTCCTTTGCTCAAGGAGGAAGCCGCCTCCTATGGTATTCCTTGTTGTTCTTTTTCCGGCGAGATCACTGGCATTGACGACGAAACCATTGCCGAGATCCGAGGAGTTGAGGGCGAGGAAGGTGATGTTTTCCGTTGGGCAGACGGCACCATGCTCAAGCTGAAGGGAGAATGGTATTCGCTGCTCCATAAGACGCTGGAACATCTCAACCATGAAAAGGATGTTATTCGTCTGATCGTGGACGAAAAGCTGGATGACGCCAAGCCTTTTCTGCCCGAGGACCTAGTTCAGGCTGCTGACGATTTTGCCAAGAGCATTTTCGTAGGACTGAAGAAGCTGGCAAGCGAACTCTACTGGGAAGTCCAGGCGGATTTCGACAACTTCAACGGTAGCAAGAAGAAGTTTGCTGAAAAGGTTACCAGCGAAAAGAACGGGCTCCAGGGCTTTAAGTTTTCGACTTGGGACCGATTGGCAGATGGCGAAGAAGGGGTCTATTCGCTGTTGATCAAGTATGTGGGCTCGCAGCTTGGTAGCCAGACCAAGGTGAACTCAATGCGTCACCTGTGGGGTGGAACTTCTTGGAGCGATTTCAGGGACACTAATCTGTGTGAGTGAAGCCCTAAGTGAGTTGCGCTAATAAGATAGCGCAACTCATAAATACGGGATGAACTTGATAAGAGAGTCTCATTCACAGTCTTTGGTTGATGGTTTCACGGTTACCCTTGAGGTAACTCATCTGAAGAAGATCAATGTTGATCTTCTCTATAGTTTTGTGGAGATCTGGCTTTATAAGAATTGTAAGAGTCCTTGGGACTTGAGTCAGATTGAAGAAATCTCTCCAACACCTGATCATGTCCCTCATACCTATATACGTATTATTTTCAAAGACGTAAGAGAAGCACTCTATTTCAAATTGGGGCCGTACAGTCTTTATAACGAAACGGACCTGCCGCTTTTCATAGGCTTTGGATTGTATTCAAATAATTCATAATATCTTGTTTCTTCAAGGCATTAGAGATATATTTCAGAGAAACTGGACTAAAAAGTAAAATGCTTTTTGCTCTTGGCTTCTCATGAATTTTCTGCTAGTGGACAGGATATGCTTAGGCACACAGATCGGAATAGGGCACTGCCCTTTGGGACTTGTCCCTTTTGGTCTGAGCATTCTTCCTTTTCCGCATAAGAGACCCGTTTGGGAGATCGACTGTGTCAAAGTTCAAAGTAGAGTTCAATCTAGACCTAACCCAAATTGCCCCTGAAGCTCTGGAACAGTCTGAAGAGGTATCCCTCGATGTTGTGGGACAGACGGTTAGCAGAATGCTTCTACAACAGGCGCGCAAAGCGGCCAAGGATCGTATTCATCAAATACGTCGTGATGCCAATCTTGATTCCGATGTCAAGGTTATTCAGATGTCGGAACAGCTTCGTCATATGATGCTGACTTTAATGGCAGAGGCCAATCTGAAAATTGAGAGGCTAAGTGACGACGTTGAAATACTGACTGAACTGCCGTTTGAGCAGAACTATCAGGAAGACATTCAGCAGGCCGCATAAGCTGGTTGACTTTGGGGTCATCCTACCCTAATATAGTAGGATGACCTTAGTCACTTGGATTCTCGACGATTACATTCTTGAACGCATGATCTATGGTCAGCGTCCTTTACCCGATGTCATTCGCTCTCTTGGTCACGATGTGATTGAGATTGAACGAGAAGATGACGGGACTTATTCTCATATCGACAGAATTGATGGACCAGTGGTGCTCTACGGGTCACATGATTTTACCAAAAAGGTAAACCCAGATGGTAGGTTCCAACCTGGCCATCTGGGGGTGAACCGGCGAACCTCTGCTAGTCAGTATATGAGCTACCTTCCTTTGGATTGGTTTCTCAATCGCAAAGCAACATTCATGACTTGGGCCATGTTCAAACACCGAGCCCATGAACTTTTCATTGAG